GGGTTTTTGAAGGGAATCTTCCTTGACTGTTTGTTTGAGGAAGTTGATTTTGGCGTTTTGAATTGAATCGATAGCCATGTTTGCGTAAAACATATAGTTCTCCTATTAAGCGAGTTTTAGATTTGCTACCCCGAAGGCATAGCGTTAATCCTGCTTACTGACTACAGGGGTACCATACGTTGTACCAGCTTTAGACGTTCCCAAGGTAGTGGGACTGAAATTAGTTCGGCTTCTGGTTTATACAGCCCACACCGATTGCTGCGTTTCCCATCCCGGGGATTATAATTATTTATACAGATTATTCTTCTGTAGGTTGTTTTTTCTTACCAATATTATACTTTGTTTGTAAAGACCATTCATTTTTATCTTTAAATGCAATTACTTTGATCTGCGATAACGGTGCTAAATCTGTAAATTTATCAGGATCAATAATTTTTACCAAGCCCCAATCTATTAGCAACTTAGCAATTGTATTACGTCTTTGTAAATCGTTCTCTGTCAAATCTGCAGTCTTACCATCAAGAGCAAATAGCTCTTTAAAATGGACAATGAAGTATCTACCTTGCTTATGTAAGATATGGCAAGATTGATAAAGTACTTTATCTTTGCGTGATGCTACACCGATACGTGTGAGAGTTTCTCTGACCTTCAAAAAATCGTCAGGTTGTGCCATGGTTACTTCCAGCGGGTTGTATCCAGGATAATCAATGTGAAAAATATCTTCAGCCATTACGACCACCTTTTATTAGTTTTGTTCTTAAATAATCTAATTTTGAGTCGTCGAGAAGAGGGAGTACTTGGCGGGCTTTTTCTGTGCTATATCCATAGTATTCTTTAATTACTTCGATCGATTCAATTTTCTCCGCTTTGATCCATTTATTGAATCTTTTACGGGGCCTAATTGTATTTATAAGAAACGAAAACTGCATCTTTTTCTCAAGATGTGGTCGCGAATTCATCTCATTCGCAGGGATTACTGTATCATGTCCGTAAGATAGTCCTTTATTAATGATAAACGGGTTATATTGTTTCTCCGACCAATCATCTACAATGAGATTATCTTTGCTATAATGAATAGCATTAATAAAGTCGAAGGGTGAGATTGCAGGGGCCTTATAAGGAACTTCTGCGGGTTTTTCTACAGGGGTTCCAAATAAGCTCATGTTAACATCCTCACTAATCCTACTGAATCTATTGTTACCAATAGCAAGTAGTTAGCCAGCATGCCAAAAGATTTGCGAGTAAAAGCAGCCCAAGCATACATACCACAACCGAGGATCCATATAGGGTAAAGAGATAATAGGGGCGGATTGGGGACTGTGAGAGCCATGGTAATTGAACACCCAATACTAATAGCCCAAGCAAGCAACTCCACGCAAAAACGAAAGCGATTACTAGTATAATCATGTCTAATCCAATCTAATGTGGGTCGTAATAAATCAATCATTTAAATTCAACCGACGCCATAATCTCTGTTAAACACGCAACAAGATTAATTTCTTGGTCTGCACAAAATGCGGCCTTGTACTGATAGTCTGCAAGCAATAAAACAAGTTGCGGTACCTGTACAACTGAATCTAATAATGTATCATAGATTTTTCTGAAAAGAGTTTGCGGATCGTTATCTAAATTGTTAACAACCCAAGTACGCATCTTTTTCCAATCTTTGTCTTTGAGAGCAGAGATAAGGTCTTGCATATTAACCTCACCCATATTAACAAGAATACCCTCATCGATCTTGCCCGAAGATGCATAACGCTGTAACTCATTAAGTACACGACGATAATCGGGAAAATGTTTCTCAAGAACTTTTGCTACAACTTTAGGGTCAGCTTCAACCTTTTCGTTTGCCAAGATTTCATTAACACGTTTAAAGAAACGAGCAGCAATCTTCGGACGTTCTTCTTTACCAATTTTAAATTCGATTACCGCGCAACGAGAATGAAGCGGAGGAATAATACGATTTTTAAAATTACAAGTAAAAATGAATCTGCAATTTGCTGAGAATTCTTCTATGAATGCTCTTAAGGCCGGTTGTGTAGAATTAGGGTTTAAGTAATCTGCCTCGTCTAAAATAACAACTTTAGTCTTGCCACTAAAGGATACTGTAGAAGCAAACTGTTTAATTTTAGTTCTAAGAACATCAATACCCGATTCCTCTGAACCGTTAATAATGATATAGTCTGTACCTAATTCTTCACACAATGCTCGAGCAATAGTAGTCTTACCTACACCCGCCGAACCACACAATAGCATGTTCTGTATTTCATCTTTTTCAACCATGTCCTGGAAGACCTTCTTTTGGTCTGCAGGTAAAATACATTCATCTAGTTTACGAGGGCGATAACGCTCAACCCACAAAAATTGATCTTCACGAAATTCCATAATAACTCCATAATATTAAATTTTACGCCAAATGTTATTCTCTTTGACATATAGCTTTCCGTCAGGTCCAACCTGCATCTTAGCTTGCACATGTATTTCAGTTCCGGGTTTATAATTAGGACCGGTGCCTATAAACATAAATTGTCCAGCGGGTGGCGGTGGTGGCGGCATCTTTTCACCATATGTTGCCTGCAACTGAAGTAAAGGCTGTTCGTCTAATTTGTCAGATAACTCTTTAGACGCTAGTTCATCGGGCGCAGGCATAAGACGCTCTTTGGCTTCTTTATAACCTGCAACACCTACACCTATTAGGCCTATAAAACCTAGGCCTTTAGCAAATGATCTACGACCTACGGGATTCATTAGATCACCGAATCAGGTTCCATTGCAATGAAATACTCTAAAGGCTTTGTAGCGTTTTTAAAGTGGAACAATTTCTTTTTAGCAACTGTTACTGCATAAGCATCGGGAACGATCTTGAAGTTTTCAACTGCCATGTGGCATTCAAATGTTTCATCTGAAGCACCAATTGTCTTTTTATAAGTGTTTGCAGTATCATTTTTCTTATCACCGATAGTCAATGTAACTTGACCGTTTTTACTGATAACAGAAATTGTAGGTGCTGCTGTAATAGCTGCTGCCTTCATAATCATGTTAACATCTTCAGATGAGAGGTTAAATTTAAAATGCTCATCAATCTCAATGTTCTTATCTGGTGCCGCAACAATAACGCTTGCGTTAGAATAGAAATACTCAAATTTACCATTGTCTTTAGAAATAGTCAAAGACTTCTCGCCAAAATCAACTTGCTGATTTTCCATCAAAGTTAACAATGCCAACAAAGAATTCAAATCATAAACAGGAACTTCTACAGGGAAGTCTTCAGTAACTGTTACACGAGCAAAGATATTCTTTGCTGTGCTGATTGTAGATAATGTCTGACCTTTACGGATCAAAATGTTACTATTAATTGCGGCGAAGTTCTTTAAGAACTGAATTGTTTCATTACTAAATTGCATAATATTTTCCTTTAAATTTGGGGATAGTCCGTCACATAATCTTCAATTGGTTCCCGATGCATCATCGGCTCTTCTACTTCAATGTCGTGTACATATAAAAGCATCAATGCATAGTGTAACACCTTTAGCAGGTCTTGTCTATTCCTTCCTGCTTTTTTTCCATATCTTTGAACATATTTCATAACATTGCCGGCGGTAAAGCCTACGCCATGTCCATTGTCAATAATAAATTCAGTTGCCTGAAATCTATTCATTGAATAATGTTGTCCATATGTTGCATCAATATATTCTTGGAACTCTTTAATAAGTTCACCTTCGTTGTATTTGTAATCTACTTTCTCCACGGGAATACTCCATTATATTTTTGTTTCATAATCTCATTGCCTTTCAAAAAGAATTGGCCTTGAACCGAATCTGCTCTATTACCTGCTCGATAATTTACAGTATACTTTCCTGTCACCTCACACTCTATTTTATTATCTTTAAGCGTATAAGTCAATGCTCTATCAACCTCAGGTTGATCGTCTGGATGCCTTGCACGTCTAAACCAAATAGGACTTAATTGCAATGCTAATGGTTTACTAAAAAAGAAACAATTAACATCTACAAAATAATCTCTGATAACCGATTCCCAATTACATAGGCTTTCACAATCATCATTACAAATGAACTTACCTTCATTGTCTACAATCTTTCTTAAGGTCGCCGCCCATTGGTTATCGCCAACCGTTTTTATTAGGGATTCTACGTGTTCTGGTTCTAACCAATTATCCTCATCCAGGTAACAAATATAATCGCCCTTTGCAATATGAGTAAACGCGCCATAAATTTTATGACCATTATATTGATCGACCCCTGTTGCATAAGGTAAGACAACTAAGTCTGCATTGTGGTTTTCTTGCTGCAAGATTTGCGCCACCTTGTCTAGATGATGCTCGCCATCTACAACCACAAGATGTTGAACATCAAGATATGTTTGGGATGCAACTGATCTAATATTGTCTCTTAGATATTCTGAACCTGTTGTTGCTGTAATTACTGTCACCTTAGTCATTTGCAGCTTTGCTCCATTGATATGCGTAATCTGCTTGTTGTATATTTTTATGTGCGAAATCTTTTCTCGCTAAAACAGTTCTAACCATAACATATACTGGTCTTGGATGTTCTATTTCCAATCGTTGTCCGGGCTCAGGCGGATCCAATTCATATGTCCATCCCAAGTCTGCGGTATCGCCCACAAATACTTGTGTGTCTTTATACCCATTCTTTTCAGAATACAATGCAAAGAATAATTCAGGAGAGAATTGCCAGAATCCATGTCCGCAATTATTATTTGCAGGCAGTGCATGTAAAATTTGGCCACCTACTTTACATAATCTAGTTATGTTTTTAAATGCTTCATTAATATTAAATACGTGTTCTAATGTTCCACTATCAATAACAGTATCATATTCTTCAGGGCGATTCAAAGGTAAATTCATATCATGAATAATGTTTGCGCCCTCATAATCAGAATAATCTATTGAATCAACCTTTGTTGCTCCAAAATATTCCATTAACATATCGTCACAATATTGACTAGGTTTAAAATCTTTTATGTTTAAAAAATGTTCAACATTATGTTTTTGCACATGAAGACCTTGTCTACCTGCAGTAATTGTTTTACCAAACGGGCCGTGCTGACTTACGTTGACTAAAAACTGCATTTCCTGATTACCAATTCCCATAATATTTCCTTATTTTATTCGTGTAATTCACCATTGTTAAACTTATACTTTTTAGATACAGATTTTGGATCAAACTCCGCACATTCTTTTAATGTAGGAGGATACATTGGCATATCGTGTTCGTCGTATCCATTACCACAAAAATCATATGGATTAACTAATAGTGCTCTTGTTTCTCCAAACCAGCCTTCATTCATAGAATGCACTAATGCACTATCTTGAACCAAAGGCCAAATTACATCACGCAAGAATATTTGATCACCCACATAATAATTAAGTTGTTCTGTATACTTGTTCATCAAATTAAATACAGGCGTACTAAATTTACCCTTATAACCAAATGCGCAACCTATAATAGGAAATTCAAAATGTGCATCGTGGTCTCGGAATGTGTGGAACTTTTTATCAGAATTTATCCAGTCATTAACTGCTTTTTGTTCTCGTATAGTAATTCTACTATCTGAGTCACGTACAAGCACAATGTTATTTTCATTCTCAAACATTGCTCGAAACCGCCAGTACATTCCGTAGCTACCATCATTAACTTCTATGATATTTGCATCTGCTAAATTTGAGAATTTATTTTTGTCATCTGTATAAATTCTAAATTCCCAATCGGAGTAATATTTTTTTGATAATTCGTATTGACGGTTTGCGCCAACAATATATCTTGGGTCATCACCCCAAACACTTATGGATATAATTTTCATAATCAATAATTAATTGTTTCAAAATGATTTGGTATTTCTATAGGCAATCCGCCTTGGTGAAATTTTCTGGTGTTGTGATAAACAACCTTGTTTGTCTTTAATAATCCTAAATGTGACAATAAAGATATTAAAGGATATAGTCCACTGTTTATAAAATGGACTTCTTTCGCATTGCATATTGTGTGTATATAATCTAACACATCTGGAGTATCAGATTTATCTACTATAAACTTAGGAGATGCGGAATTAATCTGTAATTCAAAATTACCAGCAGTGCTTTCTGTATGAACAAAGATATAATCATTTCCTAATTTAGAAACAGTCTTATTATAAAATTTAATAGACTGTGATAGGTCTAACGGCATTCTAAATTTTGTATTTTTATCCTCGAGTGTCAACCCATACTGCGCATAAAAAGATCGTTCAAAGTGCATTGGATCTGTGTGCTCAAATCCAACCTTTATAACGGATATTTCTGAAATTGTACCAAAGTCAAAAATATCATGCGGTTCTTGTTTAACTTCAAATATTTTAATCTTGGGATAGTCTGCATATAGATGTGTCGCAGTTGGCACTACGTAATCTTTAGTAGCTAACCATACTTCGTCAAAGTCTTTGGCAATGTGATGAACTAATCCATTACAAGTAAACAGATCACCCATCCCAAGATGGTGGTATATAATTGCTCGATTTACCATATGAAATGTTCTTTGTAATATCGTACAATTTCTTTTAATCGAGTATCAAAATTAGCTACTGGTCTCCATCCAAGCGATTTTAATTTAGAATCATCTATTGCATATCTAACATCTTGGCCTTGTCTCTTTTCAGAGAAATCCATATGATCTAAGTAATCAGATTTATCAATGCCATATGCTTTTAATATTTTATTAGCAACAACAATATTTTGTTCTTCGTAATTGCCAGAAATATTATATGTTTCGTTAATCTTGCCAGATTCAATAATTGTTAAGACTGCAGATGCAGTATCACTAACGTGCAACCATGTTCTTGTGGGTGTGCCGTTATCGTGCATTAAAATTGGTCTGTCCAACATCAAATGCTTAACTGCTTTGGGTATAAATTTTTCAACATATTGTCCTATACCGTAATTGTTAGTGGGTCTAACAATTATATAAGGTACATCATATGTTCTTGCCCAGGCTGTAACTAACATATCCGCAGCAGCCTTTGTTGCTGAGTAAGGGTTACTGGGTTTAAGAAGATCTGTTTCAGTATGAAACCCTTCTTCTATATCTCCGTAGACTTCGTCTGTACTAAAATGCAATAATACTGGCCTTCTTGCTTTTGGTAATGCTTTTATAAGTTCTAATAACTTATGCACTCCATTGATGTTACTCTGTAAGAATACATCTGAGCTGGCAATACTATTATCTACGTGTGTTTCTGCCGCAGTATTAATGATGTAATCGCAATCATGAATGCGCTCAATGTCATTAATATCTGATTCTAAAAATTTAAATTTTAGAGACTTTTCTAATTCTGGCAGGAAATTTAAATTGCTTGCGTATGTCTTTTTATCAATACCAAATACATAGTATCCTGCATCAAGACATTTCTTTGTGACATGGTAACCAATAAAACCAAGACAACCGGTTACATAAACTACTTTTTTCATATATAAACTTTCAATCCATGGGCTAAGCCATATAATCTAAGACCAGCCCCTTGCAGTTTCATTAGATTATTACTATCTCCGGTATAATGTTTATCGGAGTATGACTCTACTACAAAATTCTTCTCAATATTATTTATATCGCAAAAGTAATCTAAAAACTCGCTAAGCAACATTTTTTGTCCATAAACACAATCTATATCATAACTATAGTATCGTTCGTTACCTGTTTGTGTTTCATTCGCAATATATTCTACAACATTTCCAAAATCTTGAATTGAAAAATAATCAAAATACTTATCTGCAATTTTTAGAGGCTCAGTTGCTGATAGAAACTTTTTTAACAATCTAAAATCAGGTTCGCCTTTTCCAAAACAACCATATAATCTAAGTGTGAAAAATTTATTGTTGTTTTTTATAATATTATGAATTGTTCTTTTAGAAAATGCATATGCAGAACTGTCTTCTGATTTTTCAATTCCAGAACCTATATTAATGTATTTAGTATACAAATGTTGATTGGTATAAAAATTATAGAACATTGCAAGGTTATCTGCTACATCTGTTGCGCTATTTTCTTTAACCTTTTCTTTACCGCCAAAAGTTAAACAATTAACAACTATATCAACTTGCAGTGTTTCTAATAATGTAGTAACTGTAGTATTATCCAATAAGTCAAGTGTGCCTTTGTATAAAGGATATACTTCGTGCTTTTTAGCTAAATGCTCAGTCAAATATGTACCAACAAATCCGCCGGCACCTACAATTAAAATTTTCATAGTTTTACAATCATTTCACTTTCTAATTCTTCATCGCTTAGAAACGGCATCATGTCGTGTAGGCCACATTGTTTACCATTCTTTAATGCCTGTGCTGGCAATATTTCTTGTTCTAAAAGACATTGGCAATCTATAATTGCAGGGCCTTCTTTAGATAACATTTCGCCCATTCTATCTAAATCTTTTGCAAGTCTAACATCCTCATATCCTATACCAAAAGATGCGGCAATATTTTTAAATGAAGGAAACCATAATCCAGTATCAGAACTTGTGCCATATACGCGACCATCAAAATATTTTGTCTGTGTATTTTTAATACTTAAATATCCATTATTATTCAGTATCACAAATTTAATATTAAGATTATGTTGTTTAACAACTGCAAGTTCTTGTATATTACTCATAAAACTGCCGTCGCCCGTAATAGCAATAACGGGTTGTTTACTAGCTAAGCTAACTCCAATTGCACCAGGCAATGCCCATCCCATATCAGCTTGTGCAGGACTAAAGATAAGTCTTTGTCCCTTTTTAGCATTCAACGCAACAGGGCCAGCATAGCTAATACTACCAGCATCCCCCATTAAAATATCATTAGCAGTACTATGCTTATTAATTGCATCAAGAACAGCATAGATGTTTACTCGATATGTGTCGTTATCTGCTCTATATTCATTTTGCATTACAGGCCACTTGTGTCGCCACCATGCACATTTTTCAACCCATTCGGCTCTTGTCATAACATTGCTCCAAAAAATTCATTCAATGATGTGTTATATGTTTCATCTATATGAACAATACCTTTATCGAATTCATCTGCATCTATATCTACCATAATTTTATAACTGTGTGGGCTAAATTGTTTTGGATCATATCCAATTACACTAGCACCCAAACTACAACCTAAAATTAACAACAGGTCAGCATTCTGCATAGCAAAGTTTCCTGCTCGACTACCTTTAATGCCTATGGCACCCACATTCAAAGGATGATAGGCATCATTATAATCTCTTGCACCATATGTACTAACGTATGGAATCTTATATGATTCAATGAATTTATTAAAGTTATATACAGCATCTGCTTGTCTAATACCATAACCTGCAAGAACAATTGGTCTTTCAGACTTTTCAATCGTTGCCTTTATATGAGAAACTTCAATAGGTCTTTTACGTTGACCAGCATTATATTCTACATAACTTGTAGGCATCTTTGCTGTTTGAACATCACTAGGAATATCTAACCAAACGGGGCCTGGTCTATCACTTTTAGCTATATGTATTGCTAAAGATAATGCGAAAGGAACATCTTCGGGTCTAGTTACAAATTGACTAAACTTTGTTATTGATTTATATGTATCCACCACATGATGTTCTTGTACCCCATACTTACGAATGTTTATCTTTCTCATATTGTTAATATGGCCTGAGCAAGTATTTGTTCTAACATTGCCAGATATAAACAATACAGGAGTCGAATCCTGCCATGCGTTTAATACTGATGTTGCGCAATTTGTTCCAGCACACCCCGTTGTAGGATTAACAACCGCGATGTTACCTGTAAATTTTGCTTCGCCAATTGCAGCATGCCCAGCGCCTTGTTCATGATGGTAACAAATATAATTGATATTTTTGTTTTTAATAAATCCATCATTCAGGCCACTAGCACCACCGCCCATTAAACCATGTACATTTTTAATTCCTGCTGAATACAAATATTCGGCAATCCAATCACAAACTCTCATTTTATGCCTTTCCAAAATCTGGAAACTCTACAAGTATGGTACTAATACCATCTGTTCTATTATATGATTTTTGATATGCGGGCATGATATCCTCAATTGTTTTTAATTCTACGACATCAATTGTTTTGCACATCAATCTAAATGCTTCTGCAAAGTTACCTTTATGTTGATCTTGAGGATCAATAGGTGTCTCTGATCCTACTGCAACTCTAATAATAACTTTAGGGCTACATTTACCGTCACTCATTAATCGCATTTTATCCAAATGGTTAATAATTTGATCTGTTGCAGCTAATAAAAAATTCCAACGAGGAACTACACTAACGGGAACAATTCCGTTAAGTGCTAGGCCAGTACTAACACCTATTTGCAAATTTTCTGCTACAGGAAATTCCATTTTCTTATTAGCAGGAACTTCTGTTAGACTTTCATAGCAACCTGTGCCGGCATAACAAACTGCTTGACCAAGTATCATTACATTATCCTGATCTGCAATCCAATTCATTGCTTGCTTTAATTCAGCATTGTATTTTGCGGTAGTCATTAAAATTGAACCCTTACACCTGCTCCTGCATGAGGATACTTATCATTTTTATATTTGTAGTATATTAAGTGTTCACTTACAAACTTATCGACGTTTTGCTCAGGCAAATACCATTTGTGATTTCCCCATACTGTTTCAGTAGGAGTCATTACACTTAATTCGTTATCTTCTACAATAAAAGTAATAGGCAAATCTTGGGCAACCGCATATTTGTATGCCTCTGCCCATGCACCCGTCTCTGCACTCATATCTCCAACCCAACACCAAACCTTTTCAGAGGTTCCTTTTAGTTTAGCTGCAAGCGCAATGCCTGTTGCTATACTAGGAATACCGCCCACAATACTAGAACAAATAAATTTGTATTCAGGCATATTCAAAATCATGCTTTTGCCTTTTACAATTTGTTCTTTTAATATCTCAGGTGGAATGCCTTTTAACAATGCCTGATAATGGTTGCGCCAAGTGCAACATATCCAATCTTTTTCAGTATCAATAAATTTAAATACTTGGCGAATTTGTTTTTCATTCCCCGAGGATAAGTGAATCGGAGCTCTAATCTTTGCTTGATTAAATAATTCTCCGATTTCTGTTTCAAAATCTATTAATTCTTGATTGGATATCATTTAAATAAACTCATAAAACTGTCTACAGTTTCTCCGATGTATGCAATTTGTTCTGGAGTAATAACAGGACTTGTACCATGGAAATAAGTATTAGTCATTGTCATTGTAGCAACTGGGAAATTATCTCTTGCATCTGCAGGATTCATTAAATGAGAATATGCAGGTTGCAACATAATATTGCCGGCAAAATAAGGTCTTGTCTGAATTAAATTCTCTTCCAAATAGTCTACAATGTCACTGCGCTTGAAAGGTGAACCTGCACGAATTGTTAATGGGAACGCAAACCAACTTGGGTCTGAGTATTCTTGTGCTCTTGGTAGATGGAAATACTCCTCGTATTTGCTGTAGATATCAAACAACAAACCATAATTACGACGACGAAGTGCATGAATTGTCTCCAGTTTTTCTAATTGAACTAATCCCATTGCACCTTGCAATTCAATAGGCTTAAGGTTATATCCAATCTCATCATAAACATATTTGTGGTCAAAAATTTCACCAGGCATTTCTGGAATCCATTCTTGGAATCGTTTGCCACAAGAACCACACTTTAGTTTATTAGCTTCCGGACCTACGCAATAACACCCGCGACCCCATTCTCTGAATGAACGAAGAATAACTTCAGTCTCATAAGACTTACATGCTACAAAACCACCTTCACCCATTGTCATATGGTGCGCAGGATAGAATGAGCAAGATGCCATTTCACCAAATGATCCTAACGGTTGTCCGCCATAGGTTGAACCTAAAGCATCGCAACAATCTTCTAATAGAATCAAATTATAACGATTAACAAGTTCCATTACCCAACGCATATTAGGGGGATTGCCCAATACGTGAGCAAATGTGATTACTCGAATGTCGTGTTTCTTAATTAGTTCTTCTGCTCTAGTTAAATCTAAATTAAGTGTATCTAATTCAATATCTAAAAATACAGGTTCAAATCCAACTTGTAATGTCGGATTCAATGTTGTAGGAAATCCTGCAATAGGCATTAGTACCTTTGTACCTTTAGGTAAATTGTAACCTCGCTTAGATGTAAGCGTAGACATCATCAATAGGTTAGAACTTGATCCTGAGTTAGTAAGTATTCCAAAATTCTTTTGAAATTGCTTAGGGAATTGTTTCTCAAATTTTATTGATTGATCTCCCATTACAAGCCAACTATCTAACAATGTAGATACTGCTGCCGTAATTTCCTGTTCATCAAAATATGGGCCGGCATAATTAACAAAATCTTTGCCAGCGGTCCATGTCTTTTTGCTGTTTTTCTCTTGGATAAATTCAGCAACACTTTTAATAATATCTTGTTTTTCCATAATTACCAATATGCGTAGTTAGTTTCTAAAAATTTATAATTCTCTCTTTGTTGAGCAGAGTCCTCTTTTAATGGATATATCCAATGTTCATTATACATTGCTGCCCAAGGAGCATATCCATTCTTAGCTTCAGGGGCCCAACGATAACCCAAGATGCCAAAAAACAATTGTAGTGTTCCACCTGTTTGAATTCCTACCTTGCCCATCTTCTTAGCATGATCCACATACATAGGAGAAGATGTTGTTGCTCCAGATAGCAATACATCGAAGTCATACTTTTCCATCTCATGCTTTATATATTCAACACTTTCGTGCCAAGCATTGCAGTTAGGATATTGTCTATCATCCATCATGGGATGATAAGGTGATCTAATTGTACCTACTAATTCAAAAGGTGCAATTTTATCTCGATTGCTTCCCCAAATCTTATCAATGTTTTTCCATTGGTGATTAATAGATTCACAATGAGTAGATATAGTCAATACTTTTTTGCCCTTCAAATGCGCAGTCCATGGGTCAGCAACTGCTCCCCAAGAGTATGGGTGCAATGTATCGAAACCAAGTAATGCACCAGGATCCATAACTAAAAAACTATGGCTAAAGAATGATGGTTTATCTTTATAAGTTTCTATAATTGTGGGGCTTTGCTGTAATGTTTGCGCACAATCAACAAAGCCCACGATGTCGGCATCTTCAAGGGCTTTAATTGTAGGAGGAATAACATAGTTGTAAGCATAATCTACAGTATGCGGATGTATACCGCCTTCAACTAAACTTCGTTCATGATAATGTTCACCCGAAGGATATTCTCCTCTAAGTCTACAATCAATTACATGGCCTGCAGTATTATCAATTCTTATAACCGAAAACGGTTCACCGGAATCTAATTTGTCTGCAATTAGTTTGTTTATTGTGTGAAAGTCTGTTTGCATTACATCATTAGTGGATTGCCCACTCCTGTTATACAATTCATATAATGCTCAATATATTTGATACGTCTTTGCAATGTCATTGCAGGCAAATGCAATAACAAATCGCCTTGCATCCAATTACCATGCGCGCCAGTCTTATCTATTTGAGGAGGTTGCCAAGCTAGATAACTATAATCATATGAATTAAATGTTCTTTGCGAAACAACTTTAATTATGTGTTTCCATTGTTCATAAGTATCTACCATTGCACCTTGCTCAAATCTACCATGACCGATAGGCGGTTGATTCATAAACACAGGATCTTTCATTTTAGATAATAAGAAATCTAAATACTCGTTACCCTCGGGACTATTCTTAATCAAGAAGCTATCAGCATTAAGTTCATTAATATCCGCAGAAATAATAAAGTGATATGCTTCATCAATAACAGATGTAATAGGAATATCAAAATTTGTAATCAAAGAATCGCAACCTGTTACCCATGCCCAACTAATATTCTTTGTAGGATCTGAGAACAATTCTTTGACGTGCAACATCTTCTCCCAACCTGGAGGATTGTTTCTGTTTTCCCATACTTTACATTCTGCAGAATATCCATGCCTTTCAGCATAAAGCTTTTTATTTCTATCCCAAGTTAAATTTGCCAAAGGAATATAACTTTGATTATGGCACGATACAATTGCTACGTTCATTTCTTTTTCCACATAGTATTCTGCAAGTTTATTGATGTCTGTTTTAATATACTGAAATGCTTGTTTTACTTCATCATCTAAAGTATTGTACAAGGTATGCATTTCTCTTTCAGCTTGATCCTTATTATAATTGGTTCCTGACGGATGGTCAATAGTATATGCGTAATCTCGGATAACTGGTCTTTTGCAGATGTAACTAATTGCAGGATAAACAATATCAAAACTCCAACCCATCTTATACGGGGAGAAATCAATACCTCTGCGCTTAGCCTCATTGATAATATCTTTATGAATAAACCAACAGGTGCAATCAGTATTTGCAACCATTTTTAGATTGGGTTCTTCTAAATCAAAAGATGTTAAATTTGTCCTTGAAGAATCGTACCAGGTATAATCTACATTAGGCGCATATATTCCCCAATTGTAAGTATCAAAACAATCTTCAGCACCTTTGTAAATACTTACCCAATCAGTATAGGATGCATCTGCTTGAATGTGGAACATGGCGTCACCATCAAACAATTCAATTGCCTTTAAAAATTGTGCAGTAAAATAACTATCTTCACCAATGTTGTGCCAATTAGGATCATCCTCACGGTGATTGTCGTCACTATTAATAACGACAGGCATGACCCCAATGGCACTCAGTTGTTTTTGTTTTTCTTTTGTCTTTTCATACTGTCCACGCCAGTTGAAAATAAATGTCTGTATTTTCATCTTTTATTAATTTTATTATATACTATAGCATCAAACCAATTTAAGAAATTGTCCAACATTATATGTGAGGGAGGTACACCATTTAAAAATTTAGGTGCATTTATATAAGATGCATAAAGTTCATCATCTTGATCAACCTTAATTATATGTTCAATAGCCTCTTCCTGGCTATTGAAATCGTGGACATTTATGAAAGATGCCGGATTAAAATCGTTTGCAATTGTTTCCGAACCCCAATAAATTGGAACAGTCCCCGCATAGAATGCGTGCAAAATTTTCTCTGTAGTATATCCAGGATGTGATTCTGGTTCAAAACAAATGTTGAATTTACGCGAGGATAAGAAATCAATTTTAGATTGTTCACCTTCAAGGTTAGTATTAATGTTATTATATAACTTGCCTGCGCTATCTACCTTTTTATATTCGGACAATAATTTAAAAAAGGTATTTCGTTCCTCGCACTTAGGATTTGATACAACAAAAGATGCAAAGTCCGTCTTTTCCTTTACTTCCGGATTAAAAATGTAATTATAATCATAGGGCGTATTATGAATATATTCTAATGCCCACATATAGATTACATATAACGGCAAACGATAATGCCACGGCTCAAAGTTGTGGTCAAACGAAATTGCATAATCGCAATCATAGTCTTCGGGGCGCTGATTTTCGCCCGTATATAAAAGCTTAACACAATCATCCCGACTAAACTTCATATTATTATTGCCAAAATTATTATCTCCGAATAATAATACGTCAGGTTTTTCTTGCTCTACATCGACAAGTACTAAATCATACCGGCTACCAATCAATGCTACAAAGAACTGTGCAAGGTGGTCATGTGTATCTGTAATACCGAGGCGAAGTTTATTCATTAGCAAATCCTTTGTATAATTTAACCGAGTCTTCTTTTAAAGACTTATTGTTTCTAATAGCATCTTCAACTAATAGATTAATTGCCTGCACAAATTTTGGTCTTTTAATTTTAAAACAGATATCAATTTTCTTTTTAATGATACCTACTTCCGCATCATCTTTTGCCATTGGCAATTGATCCTCAAGCATCCAAGTACGGATATGAAGAATAACTAACTTCTCAACAATTTCACCTAAATTATCTGTAGCAATATAGTCTGTATCTACCATATCGCCTTTAGTTAATACGCGATCTACCGTATCCTTAATTGCATTTTCGATTGCTAATCCTAGATCAGACATATTAATTACCTCCAAATTGGATATCATAATTAATTACTTTATGATCCATAAACCATTTAACAGTTGTACGAAGACCTTCTTCAAAAGATACTTTAGATTTCCATCCCAGATTATCCATCAAAGTATAATCTAATTTTCTCAAAGGTTGACCATTGGGATAAGTTGTGTCCCAAATAATTTCACCCTCAAACCCAATCTCTTTCTTAATCATTTCAGACAATGCTTTAATTGTAATTTCATTGTCGCTACCTACATTAACAAATTGCGTATCATTATAACTATTCATCATGAACAAACAAGCATCTGCTAAATCATCAGAATGTAAAAATTCTCTTGTAGGTGATCCATCGCCCCAGCAACTTACTGATGCGAGACCATTTTTCTTTGCATCATAGAATTTACGAATCATACCTGGAATAACGTGACTCTTTGTAGGATCAAAGTTATCATTCGGACCATATAAATTAACAGGCATTAAACTGATAGCATTGAAGCCATATTGTTGTTTATAATATTCGCATAATTTTAATCCGACAATCTTAGCAAGAGCATACCCTTCATTTGTAGGTTCCAATTTGCCTTCAAGCAAATATTCCTCTTTAATTGGTTGTGATGTGATCTTAGGATAGATGCAAGCAGAACCCAGGAACAATAGTTTCTTAACGCCATTGCGATATGCAGAATCAATAACATTAGTCTGAATAGCTAGGTTATCATAAGTGAAATCTGCAGGGGCCTGTGCATTAGCAATAATGCCTCCAACTTTAGCAGCAGCTAAGAAAACATATTCAGGTTTTTCTGTACTAAAGAAATTACGAACTGCGCGTTGATCTCGCAAATCTAATTCGTTTCTAGAACGAAGAATTAAATTATCATATCCTTCATTACGAAGTTTACGAACAATGGCCGATCCAACTAAACCATTATGACCTGCAACAAAAATTTTACTATTCTTTTCCATATTATCCTCACTCAAAATTAACACACATATCTTCAACTAAACTATCGAATGTATGCTCAGGCTGCCAACCTAGCACACTCTTTGCCTTTGATGGATCACCCAATAAAGTTTCTACTTCTGCAGGGCGGAAGTATTTTTCATCTACACGAATAATTACTTTATTATTGTAATTATTGATACCTACTTCATTAAGACCTTCACCTTCCCATCTAATAGATAAGTGATAGTAGGGTGCGCATTTATTAACAAAATCTTTAACCGAATATTGTTCGCCGGTTGCAATAACAAAGTCGTCAGGTGTATCTTGTTGTAGCATTAACCACATTGCCTTCACATAATCTTTAGCGTGACCCCAATCTCGTTTAGCATTTAAATTGCCCATATACAAACACTCTTGACGACCAGCACTAATTGCCTCTAGTCCATCTACAATTTTCTTAGTTACAAAATTATGTCCTCGACGAGGAGATTCATGGTTAAATAGTATACCAGAACAGGCAAACATATTATATGATTCACGATAATTTTTAACGATCCAAAACCCGTATAGTTTAGCCACACCATATGGCGATCTGGGGTAAAACGGGGTTGTTTCTTTTTGTGGGGTTTCCTGAACCAAACCATACAGTTCAGATGTGGATGCCTGATAAATTTTTGTCTTATGTTCTAAGTTCAACAATCTAACAGATTCGAGAATTTTCAAAGTACCTAATGCATCAACCTGCGCTGTGTATTCGGGAGTTTCAAAAGATACTTTAACATGACTTTGTGCCGCCAAATTATAAATCTCATCTGGCTCATACTTCTTAAGTATGTTCATAATGGACAACGAATCTGTTACGTCGCCATAGTGTAATTTTAAATTGGGATTGCTGTAGATGTGGTCGATGCGACCTGTGTTAATTGAAGAGCTACGTCTAATAACACCGTGAACCATATAGCCTTTTTCGAGAAGTAATTCTGCAAGGTATGATCCATCCTGGCCTGTGATACCAGTAATTAATGCTGTTTTCATTTTCAATTCCTATAATGAATTTATAATATACATTTATTTATATACTAAAATTAGTACTTCCTGTCGTATTCTATAATATTCCAACTATTATTATTCCAAAAACAATTTATTTGTGTATCATGTTTTGTCATAATATTATGAAAATATAATTTTGCCTTTGTGTCATTCCACATACTATCAACCAAACATTGAAAGAAACTACCTACAGCATGAATCTCTGTAGCATTTCTAATTAGATCTACAAAGTCAAATACATTATCAGTAATACCGGGCTTAATTTCAACTATCGGCAAATCTTTATTTGTAATTTGAATCGGGTAGCCATCGCTTTGACTACTATTGCCGTGAACAAGAATATAGTCTTTTCCACCAGTTAATGATTGATAAATGTTATTAGATTTATCTGTTGGAGGAGGAATTCTACATTTAGTATATCTATATGAGAAGTGCATGCCTGCAAGTTCATAGAATTGTCTATCAAAATTTGTTGCAGCATGTACGTAGGCAAACTTGCCATCTTTATCCTGTATTAACCTGCGAGGATAATATAAATAAGGATCACAAATTTTTGCTACTTCAGACTTAGTATCTGTAATAAGATTTTCAATTAAATGCCGGCCGTGGAGATTAATATCAATGTCCGGAAATTCAACTGTTTCAATCTTATCATAACCTGCATATAATGCTCGAACAGACTCGCCAAACATCTTAATGTGCGGTACATATACTTTGTCATAATCTTCAGCAAAGGAATGTACCATCCCATTTGTAATAATATGATCACCTAAACCGGTGTGGGTGTGAGCTACAATAGTGTTCATAAAAGATAAGTAATCCCACCTAAGTGGGATTTTGTAAAATTAAAAATTTTATTTAAAGTCTATACCAGATGACTCAATGCGTTCTTTCGGAGCACATAACATATTTTGCCAATCAATAATAATATACTCATAGTCTGGAATATTTTTTAGTTCTGCTTTGATATTATCTTCACCTGCCATATTATATTCAATCCAAATCCATGGTCTATATTTTTTAATAGTATCGATTGCTCCTCGCAATGCCTGACACTCATATCCTTCAATATCTAATTTAAGGAAATCGCATCCAGGTAATTCCATAGAATCAATAGTAATTACATCTGCAGAATTATAACGCAAATAAGGCACTTCAATATGATTAGACTTCTCAGTCAATGTAACCATACCATAATCTGCTTTTTTACTATAATCCATTTCAGATAATTCTGCAATAGATTGTTTATCACCGATACCTAAATTATGTAGATAAACGTTGTTTAATTCATTCAGGGCAACACTACCACCTAATGCATAGAACAATTGCTTTTGCGGTTCAAACGAAATAATTTTGCAGTTTCTCTCCCGCATAAATTGTGCAACCGGGATAGTAAAGAATCCAATATTCGCACCGCCGTCAATAATAATTGATCCATCATCTAGCGTGTGAACAATTGCAAGAATATTTTGTATTTCATGCTCAATATGTGTCCGACCTGTATTAGACATTTCTACATAGGGCGGAGGAGTTGGGGGACCCGGTGTATAATTTTTCGGCAAAATAAATTTACCATACACCGAATCTACAACTGCAAAATTTTCATTACTCATTTATTTCCTTTAAAATGGGATGTCTTCATCCTCTGTAACCTTGTTTTCTTGAACAGGGGCAACTGGTTCTTCAACGGGTGGCGAATCAATCTTAGAGTACAAATCCATAAACGCATTCTTTGTGTCATCGTCAAAACGATTAATACACAGATTAATTGCCTTGCTACGATCTTTAAATACTGAGAATGCTTTTACAATATGAACAAGACGTCGAGTAGAAATCAATTCGTCAATCGCATCTTCCATATATGTCTTACGAATAATCTCGGCCCAAGCCACCAACTTGTCTGCAAATTCTTCATCTACGCAATTGCTTGTTTCCATATTGTTGATAATGATCTTGCGCTCGATTGAGGTTGAGGGATATTCTTGTTCAACTGTAATCGGGAATCGCTCTAAGAAAGCTTCGTCAAGAATTTGTGCTGCAATATACTTGCCATCATCTGTACCGCGACCTTTAGTATTTGCTGTAGCAATAACATTAAAGCCTTCGGCCGGATAAATTACTTCACCGTTCTTTTTATTAAAGTATGACTTGCCTTCAAGAATACCCTGAATACACATCAACTTATTTGAACCGCGATCAATTTCGTCAATCAAAAGAACTGCACCACGCTTCATTGCTGTAATAACTGGACCTTCGCGGAATGTAACATTACCGTCGATCAAAGTAGAACCCCCTACAAGGTCATCCTCATCTGTTTCAATAGAAACATTGACACGAATACATTCACGTTTTAATTTAGCACATACTTGTTCTACCATTGTTGTTTTACCGTTACCAGTAAGACCAGTAATAAACAATGGATAAAATGCTTTAGATTTTACAATAGATTCTAGATCTTTATAAAAACCAAACGGCACATATGTTGCGTCTTTATTTGGAATTAGATTATCAACTTCTGTTACTAGCTTGCGTTGACGCAATTGAACAACTTGAGCTTGCATTGCGGGCATTTCTACAGCAGAAGCTGTTACTGGAGTATGGGGTTTGTTGTTCATTTTATCTGTTCCAAATGCATCAAGATTAATAAGACCACGGCCTGCTCGATATGCTTCACCGTTGATTAACCAGTTAGGCATAGTAATACCTTTTTGCTTGATAAAAGCAATAACATCTTTTCTAGCAGCGGTTTTACCAAATGCTTGAATCAGATCAGATACAATTTGTTTCTTTTGAATGTCAGTAGATTTCATAATAAAGTAGTCTCACGGTTAATCATAATTAATTATAACACCTTTTGGTTTCGGTGTCAAGCAATTTCTGCAATAAATTTGTTCAAAAGAACACGGTTAATTAACTTTTTCTTTTGATTTGTAATAAAAGCTTTCATAATATCTTTTTTGGATGAATCTTTTTCAACAGATAATTCGGAATTTTCTACAATCAAATCTTTATTATTTACCAAAAAATACTTGTCATATCCTGCATCTTTTAGATCATAAAATTTATTCTTTCTCATAAATGTATAAATCGAATCTACATTCTCAGTAGGTTGACCTGCAGTACCAAGGAATCCCTTAATACCATTTCTGCTAGTATATGAACTAATATAATATCCAACTAAATTTGTACCTGTGCGTTCTTTCAACAAACGAAGTAAAGCAGTTGTCATTGGCTCACGAGGTTTAGCATAACCAACTTTGCCTGTTTCTTTGTCATTAAGAATAACATTGTAACCTTTGTGTTTCGATGCATTATACTCAGATGCTAACATACGTCCATGCGATCTATGTTCGCCATTTTTTTCGTCAACCACAACTATCATATCGGTGTCGTTAGCTTCGCCATCTGTTAGGAAAATAGTGTTTACTACATCTAATCGATAAGCTGTCTTAAATTCTGGAATAATATAATTAGCGAGAACCAATGCTTCATTTAACGGGGTGCCTGCCAAACGCAATTCGAGAGGTAATTGGCGTTCACGAAATCTTGCAATTGACGCGTCTGTATGATTATATCTATCTTTAAGATAATATTCATACACTTTGCCATATTGAAGCAAGCGTGTTTGAGCCGTACGATATTGTTTGCTATCCATAGTATTAGATAATAACTGCAACAACCGAAAACTTCTATCCTCTAAGCAAAGATCCTTTGATCTGCGGGAATACCGAATTTTAGCATTTTTAGGAAAACCTAAATGAGATTCAAATCCTGCATCACAGTTTGTAAACGCATAAACTTCAAAAGGAATATTAACCTTGCGACAAAAATCTGCAAGAATCAAAGTTTGTTCAATTGTAGATGTAATGTTGTTTGTCATTGAACCTGACCAATCGACGAACATTACCATGCCGTGATTCTTGCCGAATGGAATTTTAGTAACACGCTTGAAAAGATCTTCTTTGAATTTATATGCGAATACTTTTTCAACATCCAACTCACCTGTCTTGGACACGCTTGCTCTGGCAAATTGTGCAGCATTTCGTTTCAATTCAAATTCTTTAACAAGATATTGAATGAATCTTGAATTTGTTTCTTTGTATTCCGATAATAGTGTGGTTGGATTAAATGCGTCGCCTTCTTTCAATGTCATGTCATACGTTGCATTGGCAACCTGTTCTTTAACAAAGGTTTGATAATTATCGACTGAGGTCCAGGCAGATTGTTCGTATACTTTTTTATAGGACACAATAAAATCTTTAGTATTTACTAATGGTAAATTGACATAACAGTATGGTCGGATCTCGTCAGAAATAAGGGTTTCTTCTTTTTGACGGAATACTTTGTCTGTGAATGATTCTGGGTCAATATCCCTAGTCATTCCGCGATATTGTTTTCTCTTTGAATCTAAGTCCTCGTCGCCATCCTCATCTTCATCTGAAAAGTCTGAATCATATTCAGAATCAATATCATAATCGCCATCTTCGTCTTCACCATCTTCACCTGGTTCATATTCAAAATCGTCAAACGAGTTTGTTTCCATTTCTTCTTTGCGAAGCTCATAAAGACTTTTGGCAATTCTAAGAACATCATCCCATTGCGATGCATTATCAATGTCAGTTAAAATTGCTTGTTCATCGGATGAGAAATGAACATTCATAAAAGGACCAACCTTATAGTGCAGATTGATTCGGTCTATCAATGCCAATCCATTAATATCGGCATCTGCAATACCAAAGAAGTCTTTTTCAATCAGTTCTTTGTATGCCTTGTAAAAAGCAGAACGAAGACCAGGGTATCGAGATTTAATAGCTTTCTCAATACGTGCATCTTCGATCACATTAAGATATGATTTAAAACCTTTTGGATGTGATGTAACGGCTGTGTGCCAGCCTTCGGCGGGGGTTTCCCATGCATGGCCTACTTCATGACCTACAAGCAAGTCATACAGTTCAGTGGACATTTCTTTCCAGATGGGGAGAACAAGAACCCTGTTCTTGGGATCAAAATAAGCAGTGCTTACATTGCGGTGCTCAACCGAAAGATTTTCTTGAGCTAAAAGTTTGGCAAGCGTTGACTTTGAATTTGCTAGTGTCATAAGATCTCCTGTCTATAAGACTATTATAACACCGTTTGCAACAGAAGTCAACAGAAATTTTACTAATTTGGACGAGTAATTGCGAGAATTTTCTGTATTTGTGCTTCAATAATCGGAGTTCTATTAGGCCATTTAATATAATCTTTATCCGGATTTTTTAATAAATTTGCTAATAATGGCATTATTAATGCCTCAACCTTTTTAAGTTTCTCATTAGAATCTTTATCTACTAAAACTTTATAACTATCAATATCAAAATTAGAACCAGCACCAGCTTTAATTATCTCTTCCATTGAATCAATTTTATTATATACGGAATCTAATTTATCTTTTAATAATGTTAATTCAACAGATACAGAATCAACTATATCTTGGGTTTTAACTACCGGTTTTTCTACAATAGACTCTTCTGAATCTACAGCTGTAAACCCAAAATCAAATCCATTATCATATTCAGTTGGAATCTTTATTGACATTTAGTGCCTCTATCATTGTTTTAACTGCGTATTTTTTAATTATCTTTTTACGCTTATTTTCGAATTTCTTTTTAGCATAATCTAATTTAAATTTAGATACTCGACCAGTAAAATCAGTGCCATTCATATGGTCATATTCATGCTGAAATATTCTAGCAGTTAATCCATTAAATTCTTGCTCAATGAATTTACCAGTTTCATCTTGATATGTAGCTGTAATTTTAGTTGGCCTATTAATAGCTAACATAATTCCAGGATAAGATAAACAACCTTCATTAAATAATTCTTCTGTGTCATTATATTTAGTTATAAAAGGATTAAATACTGCAATTTTAGTTTCACCTAACCCCATTACAAATACGCGCATATCTAAACCTACTTGATTTGCACTTAAACCAACTCCGCCTAATTGTTTCATTCTATCAAATAAAACATTTGCAATATTCTGAGCACTATCACCATCGGTTTCAAAATTAAAAGGCTGAGGTGCTTTATGCATTACCTCATCAGTTGGTTCTACTAAATTTAATTTGTCTCTTCTTAATATAATCATGATATTCTACTAAAATTTTGATACTTTTGAAACTTAATTACAGACTTAAATTTATCTAGTAATTGATCACCTTTATGCGAAATAACAAATACGTTTGTTTCTTCACCTATAGTATTTAATAAATTCATAACATAATCTGTACCATTTGTATCTAATGAAGAATCAAATACTTCATCTAATAATAACAGATTAGTGCTAGCACTATTTTTCATCTTAGCAATTGTGCGCCAAGTAAACAATAATGCTAAATCAATTCTTTGTTTCTCACCCTCACTAAATGAAGCATAACTAAATTCATCTCTATGTCTAGATTTAATTACTTCATTAAATGATTCATCTAATTCAAAGTGAACAAAGAAATCCATTGCCACCAAATACTTATTTACTAATTTATTTATTGCAGGTAAATATTGACGAATAATCTTTGTTTTAATGCCAGTATCTTTTAGCAATACACTTGCAATATCTAAATAATGCTTATCTTCTGATAATTTACTTTTTTCACCGGCAAGTGCGACCACTTCCTTGGCCAAGTTTTTAAGTTTCCTCGTTTCATCTTCAATGTTTGCCGTATCATTATTGTTGACTGCCAGGTCCGCTTGTAGCTTTTGAATGTACGTTTGAGATGCGATGATCTTTGATTGGTATCTAATGATGTTGCTTGTATATTCAGAGATTTTCTTTTCGATCGCATCAATCTCATTAAGTCTAGTTTCAATGCCTTCAAGTTGCAATGTAAGGGCTTCAATCGCAGATTGCACTTCTTCACGTTTATGTGTATGAAGTTCGATTGCGGATCCTTTGAGATGTTCGTCAAGATTCTGGCTACACGTTGGACAAACATCATTGT